GAGAGATGCGTCTCCGACCACATCAACTTCAAGAACCCGCCCGGTGGCCCATGTGGCATGACCTGGCGGGTTTTTCACTTCTGGTCCCCATGAACCCCATCCACATCGAGTACCGCCAGGTCGAGGCGTTGATCCCCTATGCCCGCAATGCCAAGCAGCATTCGGAGGCACAGGTGGCCCAGATCGCGGCCAGCATCCGTGAGTTCGGCTGGGGCGCACCGATCCTGATCGACGGCCAGAACAACGTGATCGCCGGTCACGGCCGTTTGCTGGCAGCGCGCAAGCTCGGTCTGCCCGAGGTGCCTGTTGTGCCGCTGGACCACTTGTCTGACACCCAGCGTCGCGCCCTGATCCTGGCCGACAACAAGATCGGCGAAAACGCATCCTGGGAAGACGAACTGCTGGGCATCGAGTTGGCCGACCTGAAGGATGCCGGATTTGACCTGGGCCTGACCGGCTTCTCGCAAGAAGAGTGGGAGGCCCTGATTGCTGGCGAAGAGAAGACCCAAGACGGTTTGACCGATGAGGATGCAATACCTGAGGTCACCGAGTCTCCGGTCTCCAAGCCAGGTGACATCTGGGTGCTCGGTGAGCACAAACTGCTCTGTGGCGACGCCACCAAGGTCGATGACTATCAGGCCTTGCTCGGTGAGGAACTGGTGGACATGACCTTCACCGATCCGCCCTACAACGTGAACTACGCCAACACGGCCAAGGACAAGATGCGCGGCAAGAACCGCCCCATCATGAACGACAACCTGGGCGAAGGGTTCGGCAGCTTCTTGTTCGACGCCTGCGACAACATCCTCACCCGTACCAAGGGTGCGGTGTACATCGCCATGTCCTCAAGTGAACTCGATACCCTGCAAGCTGCGTTTCGCGCCGCTGGTGGTAAATGGTCCACCTTCATCATCTGGGCGAAGAACACGTTCACGCTTGGACGGGCCGACTACCAGCGCCAGTACGAACCCATCCTCTACGGGTGGAAAGACGGTGCCGATCACTACTGGTGCGGTGCTCGCGATCAGGGCGATGTCTGGAACGTCAAGAAGCCCGCGAAGAACGACCTGCACCCCACCATGAAACCGGTGGAGTTGGTCGAGCGGGCGATCCGCAACAGCAGCAAGACCCGGGACCTGGTGCTGGACCCCTTTGGCGGCTCAGGCTCGACGCTGATTGCTTGCGAGAAGTCTGGACGTAGAGCCCGACTGATCGAGCTCGACCCCAGGTACGTTGACGTGATCGTCAAACGTTGGGAAGAGTTCACGGGCCGCAAAGCCACCCGACTGGAAGGCGGCGATGTGTTCAATCAAGTTGAATCAGATCGTGATTCAGTCCCACATCAAGCTGTAGGTGACCCAAGCTGCGACGCACCATAGAAAAAGAATGATGGCAAGGCCAGCAATGCTCGTGGGCTTTCCCTTTTTCTCAATAAACCATTGCTCAGATTTGGACCGACTTTCGTTCAATACCTGCTCGGGAACGATGCGTAGCAGCAACCAGACACCTGCCGGGACAATGATCAAGTCATCCAGGTACCCAAGGATCGGAATGAAGTCTGGGATCAAATCGATCGGACTGAGCGCATACGCAGTAATCACTGCCGCCAGGATGCGTGCGTACCATGGAGTGTCGGGGTGCTTGAGCGCGAACCAAAGCGTCATAACGTCGCGCTTTAACGCCTTTGCCCAAATTTTTAGCTGCTCCATGCGGTGATCCACTAATGATCCTTGATTGATATTTTCGCATTGCTCCAATGCCCTCTCGTCTTCCAAAGTGGTGATCATGCGTGGCGTTCTGGAGTCTCCGGGCTCACTGTAATTCGGTAGGTCCGGGAACCACCGGATTCTTTGCTTGACTGGATGTCCAGTCCGAGTTTCTTTTTGAGTGCCCCGGCCATTGCGCCGCGCACGGTGTGCGGTTGCCAGCCAGTGGCCTCGCAGATTTGATCGATGGTGGCGCCCTCGGTCCGCTTGAGCATCGAGATCACAGTGGCCTGTTTGCTGGTCTCACGGGTTCTGACTGCTCGATGCTCAATGAACGGTGGCTTCAGGCCCAATGCCTCGTAGCCCGCCTTGGTGACGACAGTCTCGCGCTTGACCTGAGCGATGTAGCCGCCCTTGCGCAGGCTCTCAGTGACTTTGTCTTTGGCCCCACCCTTGAGGGCATCTGGAAACCAAAGGACCTTGCCCTGTGTCTGGGCCAAAGCATGCGTGAGGATGGCGTGCTGGGTGGGGGTGAGTTTGCTGGACATGGAGGTTCCTTGCGGTAGTTGATGACGTTCGTATGAACGCTCTTCTTCCCGACGAAGCCAAGTCAATCCAGAGCTTCTGTCGCTTATTTCTTGCTCACCCCCCCCCCAACATGCCCAGAAGTGCGCCAACGCCGTGCCGTTACCCCGGCTGTGGGGCGGTACTGGCAAGCCCGGGCTTTTGTCCCCAACACCGAGCCAGCGCGCACCGTGACTACGGGCGGGCTAGGCGAGGCTTTGATGCCGAAGTCGGCTTCTACCAGTCCAAGGACTGGCGGGTGCTGAGGGCGGCGGTGCTTCGTGAAAGCCCCCTGTGCCTGGCGTGCAAGGACCACGGTCGCCTGGTTGCGGCTGGCGTGGTGGATCACGTGGTGCCGCTCAAGGACGGCGGTGCCCGCTTTGATAGGGCCAACCTGCAGCCTCTCTGCGTCTCTTGCCACAACCGCAAGACGGCCAGAGAGACTGCCGGCCGGCGCTAGACCCCCTTGCCCACGAGGTAGGGGGGTCGAATCTCTACGGTTGGGCGGCGCAGATGCGCTCGCCTGCCCAAATTTTTGTGACCGCGAAATTCACGACCCCCTATTTCGGAGGTGGCAAGCATTGAGTAGCAAGGGGGATCTGATGATAGGAAATGAAGCTGTCCGCGGGTCGCCCGATGCCGATGAACTGCTGGGCGCGACCTTTGATGAGACGGAGTTGACCCAGATGGCCGTCACCGATGCCGACTGGCTGTCGGTGCAGGTGACAGATGCGGACCTCAAAAGCATGGCTGCGGACATCGAAGATGTATTGGCCATGACCGATTCAGATTGGATGCGTTTGCGGTTGACCCAGGATGCCCTTATTCGGGTGAGGGATGACTTGATTGGCCGAGTGGGCGTGAGGGCGCAAGAACTGACGTGGTTAAACCGCGCCATAGAAAGAGGAAAGCATGGCCACAAGGGGGCGCAAACCGGCGCCGATAGAACTCAAACTGCTAAAAGGTAATCCGGGCAAAAGACCCATCAACGCCAAAGCATCTGTGTTGCAACAGCCCGAGGCGCTGGCTGAAGACGCCGCGCCAGGCATGTTGCTCGATGAGGCCAAGCCTTACTGGGACCACGCGATCGCGCATGCGCCGCGCGGCCTGCTGCGCAAACTCGACATCTACCTTTTGGCGGCGTGGTGTAACGCGGCTTATCGCTACGAATACAACATCAGGCTGGCGGCCAAGTCCGACGTCATTCCAGTGCGCGGGGCCAAACTCGCAGGTCTGGACGCCAAAGACCGCCCGGTTATGCACAACCCGTTCTCGACGGCGGCCAGGGCCTACCTCAAGGATATGACTATGTTGGCTGCGGAGTTGGGCTTTACGCCGAGCTCACGCGCGCGACTTGGCGCGGCAGAAAGCACCGTCTCGGACGTCGAGGACCCCTGGGCGCAAATTGCCGGGTAAGGCGTGCGCTGCACGCAGTCAGTCAGGCCGTCAGCTTGGCCGATACCAGGCGATTGATGCTCAGACCCTGTTCGGCAGCCTCCGTGGCCAAAGCCCTATGCACCGATGACGGAATGCGAACCATGAAGCGACCACTGAACTTTTTCTCTGCCAGTGCTTCAGGAACTGGCTCCCCCGAGGCCTCCATGTCGGCCACCGCATCGGCCACCACCCGGCGAATGCCCGAGAGCGCTTTTTCAGGGGTGGGTGCGAGCCAGGACAGCGAGGGAAATTCTGCGCAAAGCCCAACGTGCTCGTTGTCCTCGCCAGACCAGGTGACTCGGTAAGTGTAGTGATTGATGTTCATGCCTATGCTCCTAGACGTTCGATGGCCAGCAGCACCTGCCGGACCTGATAAGCCTTTGCCTTGCCTTTGTCGTTTTGAATATTTACCCGCGGATCTCCCTGCCAGGGTGTCTTGTAGACAGCGTGACTGCTGCCGCTTTGCCTGGGCTTCCCAAAATACGCCTCGCACACCTTTTGAAGATCGGCAAAGCGAACGTTGGTGGGCGCTTTGCGCATCTGCTCAAGGATTTTTTCGGTGCCGCTCATCACCAAATGGTATCAATAACGGTATCACTTGTCAAATCAGATGAGCGCTCGAACCAAGGATCGCGCTAGCGACTACGCGATGAGCGCCAAGCGGTACGCCGAGCAGGTGGTGTCTGGGGAAATCCTGGCTTGCCGCTGGGTGCAGCGGGCCTGTCAGCGACAACTGGATGACCTCGCCAAGTTCAAAGGAAAAGCCAGCCCCTACCTTTTCAACCCCAAGCTCACGGACAAGGACGGCAGGGGCTTCCAGCCGGCCGACAACCTGTGCGCGTTCATCGAGCGCTTGCCCCATGTGAAAGGGCCGCTGGCAGGCGAGCCGATTCAACTGGAGCCCTGGCAGGCCTTCATCCTGACGACGGTTTTCGGATGGGTCAAACCCAATGGCACGCGGCGCTTTCGGCGCTCGTACATCGAGGTGCCTCGGGGTAACGCCAAGTCGACCCTGTCGTCGGCCGTGGCCCTCTACATGCTGGCGGCCGACCGAGAAGGTGGCGCCGAGGTGTATTCGCTGGCCACCACACGGGATCAGGCACGGATCGTGTTTGGCGATGCGCAGACCATGGCCAGACGGAGCCCAGGCTTTCGGCGCAGGTTTTCGGTGGAGGTTGGCGCGCACAACATGCATGTGCTGGCCTCGGGATCGAAGTTTGAGGCCCTCTCGGCCGAGGGCTCGACCCTGGACGGTCTGAACATCCACTTCGGATGCGTGGACGAGCTTCATGCACATAAGACCCGCACCGTCTACGACGTGGTCGAAACTGGTACCGGCAAGCGAGACAACTCGCTGCTCTGGGTGATCACCACGGCAGGGAGTAATCGAGCCGGCATCTGCTACGAGGTCCGGACGTTCGTGACCAAGTTGCTCGATGGGGTGTTCGAAGATGACACCCAGTTCGGAATCATTTACGGCTTGGACGACGGAGACGACTGGACGTCCGAGAGCGCGCTGATCAAGGCCAACCCCAACTGGGGCATTTCGGTGCGCCCGGAGGTGCTGGTGCCGCTGCAGGCCAAGGCCATGCAGTTGCCCAGCGCGGTCAACAACTTCAAGACCAAGCATCTCAATGAGTGGGTCAACGCGGATACCGCGTGGATGGACATGCGGGCCTGGGATGCCTGTGGCGACCCGACGCTCGACATCGAGGCCTTCACCGGCCAGCCTTGCTGGATTGGACTGGATCTGGCCAGCAAGACGGACATCGCGGCGTTGGTACTGGTGTTTCCGCACCCCGAAGTTGCAGACGCCTACGTGGTCTTTGGCAAGTACTACCTGCCCGAGGACACGGTAGCCGCCGCGGGCAACAGTCAGTACGACGGCTGGATGCGCACTGGGCGTCTGACCG